CTGCCGTCGGAGCGGCGAAATGGGTGATTGGTCGCATCCGGCGATTTACTGGGCAGCCGTGGCAACAGGCACGCACGATTTACTCAACAGCACCTACAGCAGCATCAAGGCTCGGTGGGAAAAGTCATTTACCGAAGAGTTGGCTAAGGGCGTTTGGCACGCTATCCCCGAGGTTCGCGATGCGCTGCCTGCGCCTGGGAAAACAATGGCAACCAAGCAGGAGGCCGAGGCCGCGCTCAAGCGCATGGGCGCCGAAAAGGTGCTGAAGCAGGCCGGCCGTGACGGTCGGCGCTGGATCGATAAATGGGACGAGCGCATCAAGCGCGGCGAGCAGCCCTCGCACAGCATTGCACAAATGCTCAAGCGCGCCAAAGGCGAGGCAGATGAGGTGGCGGCATGAAGCACTACGCACTAGGCCGTCTCAAGACCGGTCAGATGAATAAAACCGAGCAAGCGTATGCAGCTTACCTGGGCCAATTGCAGGCAGTCGGCGGCATCCTCTGGCACAAATTCGAGGGGATGAAATTCCGCTTGGCCGACAACACTTTTTATACGCCAGATTTCAGCTTGATGATGCCTGACGGCCAGATTGAGATCCACGAAGTGAAAGGCTTCTGGCAGGACGACGCGCGCGCCAAGATCAAGATCGCCGCGGACATGTACCCGTTCAAATTCATCGCAGTCAAAGCCCGGGCCAAGAAAGATGGCGGCGGTTGGGCAATCGAGGAGTTTTAGCTATGGGCAATAAACCATCAAAACGCCAGATCTACATGCAAGAAACCCGCGTGAAGTGCATCGTGATGCTGGCCGAGCGCGGATTGCATACCGCCAAGCTGGGCACGCAGAACGCCAATCTCGAAAAGGTCATCTGCAAAATCACCGGGTGGAAGCCAAAAGGCCAGGGCGAGGCATTTGCAACTGTGGAGCGCTACGTTTTAGAGGGCTGCAGTCAGGGAACCGCGCCGGATGGACAGAAGGCGGAGCCCAGCACGGTCAACCTGATGAAGCAGAAACCATACAGACCAGGCCGGGACATTGCGGCTGCGATGGAAAGGCTCCAGGGCTTTCCGAAACCGGCCAACATGGTCAGCAATGTGCCCCTAACCGCGATGGATTTTCGATGACAGTGGAACTGCGCCGATTCGAACTTGGGGATCCATTGATGATCCTGATCAGCCGCGAACAGGCCGCCATCAAGCGCAGTTGTGAGGGCTGCGTCAACGTGCGGACGGTGGTGAATCCGTTTGGGGAAACGGTAACGAAATGCCTGAAGGGCCGGCCATATGGGAAGAAATGCAGCAAGTACGACAGGGGCGAATCGTGAAATCGAATATTGAAATTTTGTTGGGCGAGTGGGGGGCTTGGCGACGTCGGGAGAATAAAAACCCGTTGGGCTATCCAGATCAATCAGCGTTCGTTCGCATGAGAGTAGATGGACAGCGCCAGTCCGACCCGTACGCCCTGTTGGTGGATGATGATTTGCGTACAGCGGATGATCTGATCAAGGCAATGCACCCTGATTACACGCTTATCCTCGCAACGCATTACATCAAATCGGGTCCAGTAAAGACCAAAGCGCACGGCCTGAGAATTTCAGTTCGTGCCTATTACGTCAATTTGGAACACGCTCACAGGACATTGGCACACCAGATGGGTGGTAAATATGAGTCAGGATTCGAGCCTAAATTGTGCACACACGTTGATTTAGTGTGCGCACAAATGTAGAGTGTTTCCTGTAGCGTGTGAAGTTGCGTCTACGAAATCTCCTGCCGGCAGCACCGCTGCTTTTCTCGCCCCGCTGAGTCGAAAGATTCGCGGGGCGTTTGTTTTGTGGGGCCTTGATGCTGTTCTGCTTGTACGTAGATCACACAGGCCGCGCCATTCTGGGCCATGGGCCACTCGCCGGCGTGCTGGAAGTGATTGAGGGGAAGGACTGGCAGCAAGCCCGGCGAGAAGTCGAGGGGCATAAAGCAATGGACGCTTTCATATATCGGTCCGGGTGGGGATGGTATAGGCCACGCGGCGGGGATGTAGTCGTCGAATAGCGGGTTAGCGCAGAGCGGCGCACATCGGCCATCTAGACCGCCGGGTCGCCGGCCATAACGTGCGCTACTGCCCAGACAAGCCGCAGAGTTTCTGAGAAAACCACGGCAGCGCGCCATATCGTTCCCTATATCCCCGTGGCCTAGGTCATGGCGATAGGGGCGCGCATTAATCAAGGAAATGGAAATGGGTCGACGAGATAAAGCCAGTTCGGTGTCGTCGAGGCCAATGCCGCCCCAATCCATGATGGACGTTGAATTACCGCTGTGGCCCACGCTGGCACCTGCTGAGAACGTGGCGCAGTGGGTCCAAGCAAATATTCTTGACGAATCTGGCCCGATCCATAACGCGGAACATCTGCACTTACTGGATGCTGACCTGGAATTCCTTTGGGCATCCCAGGCATTCGCCAAGCAGGGCCGGACGGTCCTCGGGCAATGCGAGCAAGTCACCTTTCGTGCTGGAGGGTGGCAAAAGGCCCGTCAAGAGCAGCAGTTCTACGAATGGTTCGGCCGGATTCCCAAGTTCGTCATCACCCTGGCCGCGGATTATTGCTCTCAGTGCAGTGACCTAGAGTTTTGCGCGTTGGTGGAACACGAGCTTTGCCACATCTCCCATGAGTTGGATGCGTTCGGCTCTCCGAAGTTTGGCGAGGACGGTCGACCGAAACTGAAGTTACGCGGGCACGACGTCGAAGAATTTGTATCAGTGGTTCGCAGGTATGGGCCGTCTGCCGAAGTCCTCCGGCTGCTTGAGGCAGCGAAAGGACCGGCTGAAGTGGGCGCAGTCAACATTGCCCACGCATGCGGCACCTGCCTAAAGATCGCTGCTTAATTTTTACCCACACCCTACGGAATCGAATATATGGCGAAGCTCAATGAGGCGGAGCAGCGCTTCATTGTGCAAGCGCTTGCCTGCTACGACACACCGACCCAGGTCGCGGAGGCCGTAAAGGAAGAATTTGGGATTGAGGTCAGCCGCCAGCAGGTGGCTGCATATGACCCAACCAAGGTCACAAGCAAGGCCCTGGCCAAGAAGTGGCGCGACCTGTTTGCATCGACTCGGGAACGGTTTCGCAAGGAAGTCGCGGAAATCCCGATTGCCGATCAGGCCTACCGCTTGCGCCAACTGCATCGCATGGTGCAGGAGGCCATGAAGCGCAAGAACATTGTTCTGGCCGCCTCGTTGCTGGAACAGGCCGCCAAAGAGCAGGGCGGTATGTTCACGAACAAGCGCGAGGTCAGTGGCCCGAATGGCGGCCCGATTCCGACGATGCCGACCACGATTGAATTAGTCGCCCCGAATGTCCAAAGCGCAGATCCAGATACCGCCTAAGCTTATCCCGGTATTCAGTGGTCCGGCTCGCTATCGAGGGGCGCATGGTGGACGCGGCTCAGCGAAGACGCGCACATTCGCCAAGATGACCGCTGTGCGTGGCTATATGTTTGCCGAAGCAGGCATCAGTGGCATGCTGCTCGGGGCGCGAGAGTACATGAACTCTCTCGACGAATCATCGATGGAGGAGATCAAGGCTGCGATCCGATCGGAGCCTTGGTTGGATGCCTACTACGACATTGGCGACCGGTACATCCGAACCAAGAATAGACGTGTTTGGTATGCGTTCTCTGGGTTGCGGCACAACTTAGATAGCATCAAATCCAAGGCAAGAATCTTGATCGCCTGGATTGATGAGGCAGAAAACGTTAGTGAGACTGCCTACATCAAGCTCCTGCCAACGGTGCGGGAGAATAACTCCGAGGTCTGGATTACTTGGAACCCGGAGAAAGACGGCAGCCCGACCGACAAGCGGTTCAGAAAGAATCCTCCTGCGGGCGCCAAGATTGTCGAGCTGAGTTACACCGACAACCCTTGGTTTCCGGGTGTCCTGGACGAAGAGCGGCGCAACGACCGCGAACGCATGGATGATCAGACCTATGCATGGGTTTGGGATGGTGCTTATCGCGAGAATAGCGAGGCCCAGATCCTTGGCGGCAAATACAAGGTCGCCGAGTTCACGCCAGGCAGCAACTGGGACGGACCGTATTACGGGTTGGACTGGGGCTTCAGCCAAGATCCTACGGCTGGTGTTAAGTGCTGGGTATACGACAACCGCCTATGGATTGAATTCGAGGCTGGGAAAGTCGGGCTTGAGAATGACGACATAGCGGATTTCATGATCGCCCGCCTACCTGGTATCGAGCATCACGCGGTGCGCGCCGATTCGGCCCGGCCGGAGACCATCAGTCACGTCAAGAGCAAGGGCCGGGACGGCAAGCGAGCCAGCCTGCCGCGCATTGAGGGTGTAGAGAAGTGGAAGGGTAGCGTCGAGGATGGAATTGCCCACCTGCGCAGCTACAAGGAAATAATCATTCACCCGCGCTGCGTCAAGACGCTGCATGAGGCGAGGTCATATAGCTACAAGGTGGACCGCCTGACAGGTGATGTTCTGACTGACATTGTCGACAAGAACAACCACTACATCGACGCAACAAGATACGCCTTAGGCCCGCTCATCAAGCGCGTCGGGTATTCATGGAAAGGGTTTTAAATGGGCGTCCTTCAGAAAATCGGCGATGGGCTGGCCAATGTGGTGGCCAACCTGGGCACGAACCGAGACAAGGCCGCTCACACCCAGTATGTGGACGCGTCTCTGTCGTCACATGACCTACTGACGATCTATCGCAATACGTGGCTGGCGGGCGCGATTGTCGACTATCCAGCCGAGGACGCCACGCGCAAATGGCGCTCATGGCGAGCGAAGAAGGATCAGATCACCTCTATTGAGAAGGTAGAGAAGAAGCTCCGCGTGAAGAAGCGCGTGCAAGAGGCCTTGGTGGCGGCGCGGCTTTATGGCGGTTCTGCGATTTACATTAATACCGGCGACAGCCAGCAAGATCAGCCGCTGCAGCCCGGAAGCGAGATTCGATCGCTGGTTGTCCTGACGCGCAATCACCTGACGCCAGAAAGCATTATCCGAGATATCGACAGCGAGTATTACGGAGGCCCTGAGTACTTCACGCTTACGACCAACGACAAGGCGCAGCAAGTCCGCATCCATATCAGTCGCTTGGCGATATTCAAAGGTGCACCCGTCCCGGACGACCTGAGTCTGACAGACGCCAACCGGTTCTGGGGCGACTCGGTACTGCAGAAGACGATCGACACCGTCAAGCAGACCGATTCCACCATGGCGAATATCGCCTCGCTGGTCTTTGAGGCCAAGGTGGATGTCTTCAAGTTCAATGGTTACGCCGAGATGCTGGCCGACGACGCCAATGACGGGACTGTAACCCGGCGTCTGAGCGCTCAGGCCGCAATGAAGGGCATCAACGGCGCCGTAGTGATAGATGCCGAGGACGATTACCAACAGAAGAACGCCAGCTTCTCGGGGTTGCCTGATGTCGCACTGAAGTTCATGGAGGTTGTTTCGGGCGGGTCCCGCATCCCCATCAGTCGTCTTTTCGGCCGCTCGGTTGCTGGCCTTTCTGGCTCCGGCGACGGCGATGAGCGCGTTTACTACGACCGCATCAACCATGAGCAGACGGATGACATTCAGCCAGCCATTGAGCTGTTGGACGAATGCATCATCTGGCAGGCCCTGGGGTCACGTCCCGAGGATGTTTTTTATGAGTGGCG